GGCTTTCCGTCGTAACCTCTTGGCCTGGGCCATATACATCTGGGTGATCTGGCCCTTCTGGAAACTGGCCCCATCTGCGGAGAAGGTGAAATCACGAGCGAACCGGACCGCCAGGGTTTCGCAGGCCCTGGCAGATGACTGGAGGACGCTATCCCCTTCCTGACTCAGGAAGTCGTCGATCTCCGCGTCCTGGAACAGCACCCGGCCTTCGTCCGTGTCCCCGATCTCCAGCCGGACTCGGTCACGGTCTGCGGTACTCCCGGCTGTGTACGAGAATGCCATTAGACCCTCACGAATATAGTCAGGATTAGGGCGTCCGTCAGGGCATCGGAGCCAGCCAGTTCCACCAGGAGATTCCCGTGGATGAGCGCCGGAACATAGGCGCCGGTAATGGCAGAGCCGGTGTTGCCGTCCATCTGGATGCCGGGATAGTACCAGGCGTCGGCGACGCTATTGGTGATGGTCAACAACGTCACCGACACCGGGTCGCCTGGGGACGACACGGTAGTGTCCGTCGTCCCAGGAGCGGAAGCGTGGTAGTTGAAATATCCGGCCAGGAGCTCGCAATAGGGCAAGGCCACGACCAGGGAACCCGTCGCCGAGGCATCGGATCCCGTGGTCGAAACCTTGATGATATGGCGCTCAATAGCCATTAGCGCCCAGCGTAATAGACAACGACTACTTCCGCCGTGTCGGGACTGTTCGCTTGGGCAATCGTTACCTTGATATTGTCTGAAATACAAACCTTGCCATAGACCGAATAGCCGTCGGCGTATTCGATGTCCGCCCCGGCGTTGTTGTCCACAACGTGGCGTGGGTGGAACCACCCGCTGGTGTTGGCATTCGTGAGCGTCAGGATGGTTAGTGCCGGGCCGTTATCCCCCGCCGTCGCTATCGTCACATCCGTAGTCCCAGGCGGGGAGTCCCCGTAGGTCACCCCGATGCTGCATATCTCGCCCGTGACAATGTGGCTGCTGGTATTGTTGCTGGTAGCGGAGCCGTCACCACCAACGGCGGCCCCACTATTGACTGTGACCGATTCGTAGCCGTATGGCATCAGCCCCCCTCTTAACTATCGATGGCGGGTAGGATGTAGCCGCTGGCGGTATCGGTTGCGGTTCCGATATTGTCGAATTGCCGGACCCCGTCAGCATCGACTAAGACCTCGCCAGAGGTATCAGCATGGCCTATCCGGTTGTGGGCGATTATCCCGCTGTTGGCGGTCGTGTCTGAATCAATCAACAGGTCACCTGCGGTGTTCAAACGGTAGATGTGATTGTAGGTGATTTCGCAGTTCGTCACATCTTTCCCGGTGGCTACACTGATAATGGCCTCCGAGTTCTGGACGCCCATAGAGATGTAGTTGTCGCTGAATACCAGGCCATCGATATCGCCGCCGATATCAATGACGCCGTTGTTCCCGGTATCCGGGGAAATCAACACATTGTTTGTAAATTCCAGTCTGTCACATTCGTTATTGGTCGTCGTTCCCTTGATGAGATCGACAAAATTCATATTTGTAGCAGTATCGACGAACCGGCATTTGTTGACCACGAACCCGGCCGCGCTCAAGTCAAAGACCTCCACGATGTCTGCGTAGTTCATGCTGAAAATCATGTTGTGAATCTGAGTGTCATCGGCAGTCACATTGATATCCGTCGTGGCTGCGGTATCCAGGGTGATGGTCGGGCGGCTGTTGCCCACTCCCATCCCGATGACTGTTATCCCGGCTACATCGAAGGTGATCGCGCCGGCAGCTGAGATGGTTTCACTGTGACCGGGAGCGATTAGGATTACGTCGCCGTTGTTGGCCGTACATTTTCCGATGGCTCCATCTAACGTGGCCGCTGGTTGCTTGGGGTTGGTCGCAGCATTGCCGTTATTAGCGGCATCCGCGCCACTGTCTACATGGTAAACGTTGCCGGTGGTCAGTAGAGGGCTTCCGATGCCGCCAAGTCCCTCCACCGGGACGCCCCGGCTCCTTACTCCGCTTGGGAAGTTAGTAGGCATAACCAGTCCCTCCTCAAAGTTGGAACCAGTGGGGGCTTCTGCCCCCACCAGTTTGCCTTATTCAGTTCTAGCTAGGGTTTTGGCCGTATATCCAGCGCCAGTCTGTCCAGCCGATGCCGTAGCGCATGTATCCCCGAAATTTGGCCGTGAGACCGTCGAAGTCTTCGGCTTCCGAGAACTCGGGCTTGATCCTCCACTGCCAGATCAGGTGCTGCTTCATAAGCGTAGAGTCGATCAAGAACCAAGCATTGCTGTCCGTCAGGCGGTCCCAGACCACGGGCCGGAATCTGCCCGCGAACATATTGATATCGTACTGGGCCGAACTGGGCTCATAAATCGCCCGCTCGCTTACCAGCTGGGTGGCCGTGCGCTCCAGTTCCGGCGGGACTAGCAACAGGTCGGGGTTAACCCCCAGGAGCTGGTCCCGGTCGTCTGTAAAACTCCGCATGGCCTGGCGGGTCGTGTCCAGGTTATCGATCGTCAAGGCCAGGGTCGCCTCGTTTGCCTGGGTGTTGTTCGTGTTGGCCGGACCGTGCGGGTGGGCGGTACTCAGAAGGCCCACGCTGTCGGCCCCGTTGGTGCTTGCTCCCATCCGGTTCGTGCCGGAATCGGTAAAGCCGTTGATGAAGATCTGGGCCGCGTCTGCTTCGATCGTGGTATTGAAGCTGTCCGCCATATTGCTGGCCCGTCGGCGGATCTGATTATACTGGTCATCGTCAACCAATCGCCGTTCTACCTGCATCCCCATTGCAAATTCATAGTTGCGGATGTCCGTCCGGTAGCCAGCGTCGAAGTCGTGGTAGGCCACGGTCCCGTCGAACACGGGGACGAGGCCCTGGGCGCCCATGCCCTGGTACTGTTCCTCAAAACGGGTAGAGGTTTCCACCCCAAAGAGGAGTTCCATGATTGGCCGGGGACGGGACATACCAATATCGAAGATGCGCTTCAGCCCTGGCTTCAACAGGTCTGCAAAATTGCCACTCGTAAGAGGCATGTTTTAACTCCTTACTGAACCTTGCTCAGATAATGGGTTGGGGCCGTGAATTGGACGCGGGTCTCATCTGAGGATTGCCGTTTCCGTTCCACGACCACGAATTCGTTGTTAGAAGCAGACGCTATCGTTTGCGCTCCGGTGGCACCCGAAATGTCTAGCAATGCGCCAGCAAGTCTAGCACTGGTGTCGTTACGGTCGGCATATACCGCGTCCGGGTTCACGATAGCTTTGACTATCGTGGTGCTATCCGTGCCGCTTACTACGCCAGGTTGTCCATCGGTGGCGTCATCAGGGTTCTCAGGCCCGACAAACACGCCGACAGCGGCAAGATCGCCCGTTGCTAGTAGGTCAACTTCACCCGACTCCAGATTCAGCATATCCCCACGGGTGAGGGTTTCCGAGTCCTTCATCAGGAAGGTCAAGATCAGGGGGCGGCCCCCCGATACGTTATAGCGCCATTCAAAGCCATTTGCGGCCATAGTGTCATCTCCCTACGGGTCCTATCCCCGGTTCAGAAGTTAAATTCCTTGGGCATATTCCTCTTCGGTCATACCCATAAGACGGGCTGCCTCACGTTGGTCTTCCGTCAACCGTAGGGCCGGGGTTAGTTCCCCCGACTGTGGATTGAGGTTCGGCGCCCGATTGGACTGCCCTTTCAAGTACGGTTTATTTTCCATGAGTTGAGTAAGGGCTTCGTCCACCCCCGTTACCCCGCTGTCCTCGCTGTATCTAACATTAGTCCGGTCCAGCAAAAGTAATGCAGCGTCGGGGTCTATGATGCCCAGCTGGGTCGCCCTTACCTTCACCTCAGAGGAGATCATTGCAGCTGACACTTGACCAGCGGCTGACGCGGCTTTACGTTCGGCTTCAGTCGCCCTGGCCTCCAGCTTCTCCTGCTCAGTAAGTTGCGCGTGTTCCAGCTCATCGGCTTTGGCAGCCCGGTCCTTTAACTCGGCGTAATCACTAAACTGATTACGGACCTCCCGTCTGGTCTGGGCCTGGATGCGGTTGACATCCTCCTGCGAAAACGTCCGCTGCTGGCCCTCGCCCTCCGGTTCCGGCTGGGTAGCCGGTGGAGCCGCCTGGTTAGCCTCATCCCCTGGTTGTACCGTATTCTCGGATACCATTAACCCCCCTATTTATACCCGCAGGGTTGCGGTAAGATTCCATTGTAGGATGATGCCAAAGCCAACACAATGTGGCAAATTGTGCAATTACTTGGAATACTTAGCGGGTTTATTGTTCCGCAGGCGCCCATCCTTGGGCGGCCCCGGCTTCACGCGGCCCCTGGGGTTGTTTCTCAAGGCCCGGTTCGCCTTCTTGATATCGTTTTTATTAGGCATCTCGCCCCCCCAGGTGGTGGGCTGGTGCTTCCTCCGCGGCCCTGGTAGGGTCCATTGGCTCGTCGTCCCCCATGTGGTTTTGTTCCAGGCCGCAGTTCCGGCAGATCCGCATAACGATCTGAATCTGGGCGTAGGTTACCCGGTCCTGCGGCCACAGGGCCGCCAGGGCCAGGTCGTCAGACTCGCACCGATAGCATTCCATCAGGCTATACCGGTTCAGGGTCGGCGGGTTCTGCGTCCGCGGGCGGGGCCTCCCCCGTCCGGCGACGGCGCCGGGTAGGTGGCGGCTCGGTGGGCGCCTCCGGTGGATCATCCTTGAATAGCGCATTACAGCCGCTGCATATCAAAGGCGTCATGGTGTCCTGCATACTGCGGTCGCAGAACGGACACCAGATTACCCCGCCCCGGTAGCGGGCCACCGGCCTGGTTTCTCCTATAGCAGGGCCGAGGATGAAGTCACCCGTTATCCATTGGGCGATCATGCTGTCACCAACTCATCGTGTATTTTGCGCCATTCAGGGTTTTCCATCCATTGAATGCCGTTATCCCCTGGGTGCGGCTGCCTGTGGTCAAACGGCCCTTGCAATATAATCGTAGGGATTCCTTCGGGGAACGCAAAGCAAGCCCTAATGCCATCCCCTATCTCCCCAATAAACCAATAACAACGGACACATTGGGTCGAACCACTTTCAATATCTGGATTGGGTATAGGCATTTTTACCCCCTATCTGATGGGTATTCAATATTAAGGCGTAATGGGTTTTTCTCGGCTCCCATCCTCATATCCACGCCCTTACGCCGTGCATTCAAACCGATTGCATTGGTTTCATCAATGGTGAAAAGCGGATTTTCGGTGTTAGCCTTAATCACTTCTTCGATGAAGTCTGACATTTTTTTCGTTATCCGGTCACCGCCCTGATAGTAATTAGCAAAGGATTCCGCAAAAAACTCACGGTCATTAGTCGCTGCATACTCGGAAACAGCATAGGCATCATCCCCTGCGGCCCGCCGCCCCGTCCACTCGCCTTTTCGGTCATAGGCTTTCGCGTAGCCAGTATCCGCTCTTCTCCTAGATGTGCGGCTTAAAACAGACAAGGCATCTGTATCATTAAAGCCAAAACGACGATGATAATAATGTCCTATTTCATGCGTCACTATATCCTCTAAGGCTGACGCTTCCCTAGTTGTTGAATGTTGATTGGCCGATATTTTCAGTTCCTGTTTCTTGGCTACTTTAATCTGTTTGTTTAATGCCGTTTCCCACCGCTTCACCAATTGTTTATTTTCTTTTATTGCGGCCTCAAAGAAACGAATTTGCGCTTGTGTACTCGCCTCATCTATTAAACCCGCTGCCCGTTGTTGGCGTATATATTCAATGCGTTGTTTCTGTTGCGCTTCCAGGGTCAGCCTTTTTGTCGCAATTTCATTAAGGGTCTGTCGGTTTAGTATTTCGGCTGTCTTGCCTACCGATTCCCGGCTTGCTGCGTTTCTACTAGCTATAAGCGCATTATCCACCGCATTCTTTTTTCCAAGGGCGCGCACTGAACCATTTTCCATTGTGGCTGTGTTGATATGAACTCCGCCTTGACGGGTCATATACGCATATGCAGAATCAAAAGTATCCCCTGGAAGCGGGCGAGTGATAACACGCTCCAATGGGCGTATGTTATGCCGAACTATCGTTTTCTCCAAGGCTAAATTGGTTTGCCTTGCCGCTAGTATGGACATCCCTTCATAGTCTACCTCAATCGCACCACCAACCGCCCTGGCCCACGCTTCTTGTTCCTTAATCATCCTTGTAACTAAAGCCTTATCGGTGGGGGCTATCATACTGGCTGGATTCGTATCGAGGAATCCCATCTTATTCCCTACCACTTCCCATTGTAAGGGGATGTCCGAATCGTAAGCCTTGCCCAAGGCGGTCATATCATCAATGTCAGGCGGGGCGGTTCTGGTTCCCCTTACCGGCAGATTGGTCTGCGGGTCTACCAAATCCCCTGCGGGCCTCACTGGCGGTGTGGAAGGCGTGGGCGTAGTTGGCCTCGGGGGTGGTGGCATCGGTGGCCTAACGGGTACACCTTCCCGCAGCCCCAAATCCCGCAGGGGCCGCACCACCGCAGCATCGCCCCAGATGGCGTTCTGCCGCACCGTAGCCAGTTGGTTCATGTGCAGTTCCCCACGCTGGATAGCTTCAAACCTAGCATTGCCCAGCATATTGCGCTGGGTGTCTTCCGGTTGCCGTGTCAGCCAATCACGGGCATTCTCGGGCTGTGGGGGCATCTCCACATCCAGGCCCAGGTCCTGATAGGTGATGGTGTCCGGCACCAGGGCGCAGCGTCCGTTGGGGTGTTCGTTCAGGGGTTCATCCAGGGCGTACAGCGTCCCATCCAGGGCGATGCAGGCCATGCAGGTGCGTTCACTATGGGCAGCCAGGCGGCGGTAGCCCTTCACCACCTGGGAGTTGTTCGCATAGTCTAGCCGCGTGGCTTCGCGGAATGCCCGGTTAGTTTCCGTGCGGGTTATCAACAACGCCTTGGACAGTGGCATCCCCGCGGCCACCCTAACCAGTTGCGCCGTCTGCCGTGGCCCCTTCCCTAAGGCGATGCCGGTGCCAATGGCATCCTTGACACCCCCGGCAGCTTCCCGCCCCAGTGGGGCCAGTAGGTTGCTCACCGGGTTCCCATCGGCCGCGATCCCCACGAAGTTCGTAAAGGCTTCTTCCGGCAAGCGGTTCCATCCCAGGCCGATGTTCGCCAGGTTCTCCATAGTGACCCCACGGGGAAGACCCGCCACCACCGTTTGTTCCGCCCCGCGTCGGGCAAGTCCCACCGCAGCCCGCTGGCTGTCAGTGATGCGTGACCCGGCAATATCAGCGAACTTGGATGCACTGGCAAGGAACTCTTGTTCCAGGTCCTTCATCCGTTGCATCCGCATCACCTGCCAGGGTTTGAGGCCACGCGTTTGGGCGACCTTAACCAAAGCCTGGGTATTGTTCTGCAACTGGCGATAAACGGGTGCATAGGCATTCAGGACCTGTGAGGATGCCCTACCACCCTGGAGAACTAGCAACCGCTGAAATTCCTCAACGGACTTCTGTGCGTCAGACGGCCCTGGCAATGGTTACAGTTCCCCGGCGTTGAAGTTTCTCAGGATCTCGGCGCCGATATTAGTTTCTGCTTGCCGTTCGGACATGCCATCCATGTCCATCTGGTCTATCTGTTCCTGGGTATAGCCTAGCTCACGCCATAACTGGTGCTTGGAGATCCCCAGTTCGGCCTTGGCCTTGAGGCTTTCCAGATGCGCCTGTTCGTTCCGGGTTTCCGGGTCATCCCAGGTGGTTGACGGAGCTACCCCCCCTACATCCCCGACGGAAGGCCCAAACGCTTCCTGGATGCGGAGGGCCATCATAATGCAGTCCTCCCAGGCGTTCCCGAATGAGATCATCCGTTGTTTTGCTTTCTGGACTAGCCCGGACTCGGCGGTTTTCAGCGCCTCCCCGGACGGCGCCCCACCCATGATCTGGAACAGGTGCTGCGGCGTCCGAGTGGTTCCGGCTATATGCTGCACCAGGGTCTCGATGGCTCGTAACGGGCCGTCTACATTCGCCGCGTTCCACTGCCCGACCTGGCCCCCGTCGTATTCAGAATGGAACTCCGTGACGCTACCTGGCAGAATGTCCAGGCGTGAAGCCCCGTGGTTCACGTTCAGGGTATAGCGTTGAGGGAATGCCAAGGTGTCAAGGATCATCGTCAGGTCGATCAGGGTCTTATTCAATAGGTCCTGCATAGGCATGACGTTGAGGATCTCAGACATACCGAAGTCGGAGCCCATCGGCCGGTTCCTGAAGTGGATGAACGGGACGCCCAGGGGCTGGCCGTTCTTGTCCAGCCAGGGCGCAGGCCATACTTCCTCCTCGTCCTCCCGGTAGTGACCCCAGACCCCACCCTTTGCCACGTACTTCTCAACCCTATCCGGGAAGTACAGGTTCAACCGGGTTTCGGGCTCCTCCCCCAGGTGCCGCTGCATCCATTTCTTGCTAGCCCAGTCAATCCGCCTATCATCCTCGGAATAATGGGGGATGATCATCTCCGCTAGCTGGTGCGTCCAACGCGGCCGCTCATTCTCCTTGTCCCAGTCGCATAGGATGTAGGAATCGCCCAGCATGATCGCCTCGGTGTGGACCACCCCCTGGGTATAGTCCATCCTGTTAAGGTTCCACTGCGTCCATGCCCAGTCGCGGATGTCCTCGTCCTCGATATCGAACCCGATCACGTTCATCCGTTCCGCCAGCGTATCCACTACCACATCCATGAAGTTGTCCCGGAAGGCTAGCCGCGGCGGGAGGAACTTCTTCAGGCGGTCGGTCAACGCGGTATCGTGATCCCCGTTGTAATATCGCCGGGCCAGCTCATAGTCCGCCCGCCGGTCATCGGCCTGTTGCTGGATCCACCGCATCATAGATTCGGTGACCGGGTCCAGGCCGTTCATACTTCTCAAAACCATCTGGACTCCTCTGCCGCGTTTCTAGGCCCGGCTAGCCTAATATACCCTTT